ACAGTTTGGAGGAGATGTTGTAGATGATACATCACCACAATTAGGTGGTAATTTAGATACAAACTCTTTCATGATAGACTTTGATGATGCTCATGGTATCAGAGATGAAAATGGAGCAGAACAGTTAATTTTTGAAACAACTAGTTCTGCAGTCAACCACATAGATATTACAAATGCTGCAACAGGTGCTGGTGCACAAATTGGTGCAGTTGGAGATGATACAAATATTAGTTTAAGATTAAGACCAAAAGCCACTGGTAATATAGAAGTTATGGGTGCTACAAACCCAGGAACTGTGCAACTTAACTGTGAAAGTAACAGCCACGGAATTCAACTACAATCACCTCCACATAGCGCTGCACAGAGCTACACAATTAAGTTTCCTACATCAAATATAACAGCAGGTACGTTTTTAAAGGTAGATAGTATTACAGGATCAGGGGCTACAGCAGTTGGTCAATTAACCTTTGATTCTTCACCAGCAACAACAGGAAAAGCTATTGCAATGGCAATCGTTTTCGGATAAAAGGAGTAAATTATGGCAGCACCAAATATAGTAAACGTAACATCGATTATAGGTGAGTCGCAAGGCTTTCAACTAGATACGACTACTACCACAGCTTTAATAACTGTGGCATCAAATAAATTAGTAAAAATTAATAGAATGACAGTTGCAAATATCGACGGAACAAATGCAGCCGATGTAACTGTAGGAATTGATAAAGCAACAAGAACTTCAGCAGCAACAGGATCATCTGTGTCTGGAGCACTTTTTAAAATAGCTAACACTGTTTCAGTTCCAGCTGATGCGGTTTTAGTTTTAGCAGATACACCTATCTATCTAGAAGAGGGTGATGTATTAGAAGGTGGAGCAAGTGCAAATTCAGACTTAACACTTTATGTTTCATATGAAGTTATAGACGACGCGTAGGAGGTACTATAGGCTATGGCAAATGGCGGAATAATAGGACCAGTCAACGACCCTGAAATTCAAGATCAAAAAGTTACATCATTTACATCTAGTGGAACTTTCACAACAGGATCATTAACAACTACTGTTGAAGCTCTTGTAGTAGGTGGTGGAGGCGGAACTTCTTACAATGGTAGTGGTGGCGGTGGCGCTGGTGGTTATAGAACAGGAGCTTGCATTTCAGTATCTGGTTCTACAGGTTATACAATGACAGTAGGTGGAGCGGGAGCAGCTAATCCTAATCCTCAATCTACTGGTGGTGCAGGAGGAAATTCAGTAGCTTTTGTATGTACACCTATATCAATAACTTCAACTGGTGGTGGAGGTGGTAATTGGGATAACGGTGGTAACGGTGGTTCAGGTGGTGGAGCTGGAGCAGAAGGTTTTGAATCTCCAGGAAATAATGATGGGGGTTCAGGTAATACTCCTCCTACAAACCCTTCTCAAGGTAATAATGGTGGTGGTGCTCAAAGAAATCAAGGTGGCCAAGGTGGTGGCGGAGGCTCTGGTAGTAACGGTAGTTTTGCAAATAGTGGTAATGGTGCTTCTGGAGGTAACGGTACAGCAAATTCAATAACAGGATCTCCAGTAACTTACGCAGGTGGTGGTGGTGGCGGTGTAGGAGGTGCAGCTAATGAAGGTGGATTAGGTGGACCTGGAGGCGGCGGTAATGGAGCGGGCCGACCCACTCCTATATGCACGGCAGCTCAAAATGGCACTGATAATACAGGTGGCGGTGCAGGTGGTTCAGCTCATCACCCAGCAGGTGGTAATAAAAATGCTGCGTCTGGTGGATCTGGTATTATTGTTGTTAAAGAACCTGCAGTTAAAACTGCGCCTGGTATATGGAGCATGAATGAAGTTCTTGAAAACGTTAAAGACGGAAATTGGACAAATTAATTGATAGACATTTTAAAGATGATGTTTTATAAATATAAAATTAAGGAGTAATAACATGGCACATTTTGCAGAATTAAAAACAAAAGTAGATCCAACAGGTTTTACCTCTGATACACATCAAGTTGTAGAAAGAGTAGTAGTCGTAGCAAACGATTGCGTTCCTTCAGACATGCACGTCGATGGAGAAACATGGTGTATTAATTTTTTTAAAGGTGGAATCTGGAAACAAACTTCTTACAATAATAATTTTAGAAAACAATACGCAGGTATCGGAATGATATATGATCCTGTAAAAGATAAATTTTTAGGAAAACAACCTTACGCATCATGGTCATTAGATGAAAATGACGATTGGCAAGCACCTATAGCTTATCCAACAGTTTTAGATGATGGTAATCAAGGGTCTGTTTGGTGGTACTATATTAGATGGAACGATTCAAAATATCAAGCTGACAACACAAAAGGTTGGGAAGCAGCTAAATCAAACGACACTTCAGATCCAAAAACAATTTATAATTGGAATGGCACAACTTGGGTGTCCGAATAGGAGGATACTTAAATGCCTAGAGGCAGCGGTAATCAAAACGGTGGAGTAATTGGAAAGACGAATAGAACTTCGTTTGGAAAGTGTACTCAGACTATTAAAACATCTACAGGTTCAGTAACCACACAACCAGGTACTAGACTTGCAAAAGTTTTAGTTGTTGCAGGTGGTGGAGGTTCTGCTGGAGGATCAGGTGGTGGTGGAGCTGGTGGTTTAAGAAACGTGGAAGTTCCAGTTTGTGGAGGGTCTCCTTATACTTTAACAGTAGGTGGAGGTGGAGCTGGACAACAACCAACTCCAGCTGATCCATCAGGTAACTCAGGTAAAACTGGAGCTAATGGTAGTAGCTCAATTTTTAATCCAAGTGGTTCAGAAGGAACAACAAAAATTACATCAGCAGGAGGTGGAGCAGGAGTAGGTGTTAATGCACCTTCACCAAATCCTGGCGGTGGTAACGGTTCAGGATTATCTGGAGGCTCTGGAGGTGGAGGAGCAGACCAAGGACCTAACTCTGGAACAAGAATTGCAGGTACAGGAAATACTCCACCCGTATCTCCCCCTCAAGGAAACGATGGTGGATTTTCTAATGGACCAGCATCGTCTGGAGCTGGTGGTGGAGGTGGAGCTGGATCAGCTGGCTCTAATGCACCAAGTGGAACTGGAGGAGCTGGTGGAAATGGTTTAGATGTTAGTCCAGATTATCCAGGAGCACCTAATTCAGGAGTTTATGCAGGAGGTGGATCAGGTGGTGGATTCTGTGCTTCTAATACACCTGGAACACCAGGGGGTGGTGGAGCCGGTGGTGGTGGTGGAAGTAATGCCGGAGCAGCTGGAGGATGTAATACGGGTGGTGGAGCAGGTGGTGGAGGATTAACAGGCCCAACAGGAACATACGCTGCTGGAGCAAATGGTGGCCCTGGTATAGCAATCATAAAAGAATTAAGTAAAGCAAGTGGTGTGTGGTCATTGCAAAGTCAATTAAAAGCCAAGCAACAGGGAACATGGCCACAATTTTTAATATCACTTGACTACTTAGTAGTCGCTGGTGGTGGAGGTGGTGGATCTGCTGATTCAGGATCTTCTGGTGGTGGAGGAGGAGCTGGAGGATATCGTGCCTCTGGATATGGTCCTTCGCCTTTACAAGGTAGTGCTTTAGAAATATCAAAAGGAGATTTCACAATCACAGTTGGTGGTGGCGGTGCAGGAACAAACGCTAGTACTCCAGGTAACGCTGGTGCAACAGGTGGATGTGGAACTGTATCAACTATTGATTCAATAACAGCTGCTGGAGGAGGTGGTGGAGGTGGACAAACTTCTGTAGCACAATCTGGTGGATCAGGTGGTGGAGGAAGTGCAGTGGGAACAGAATTTTATCCACCAGGATATACAGGCACTGCAGGTGCAGGGAATAACCCGCCAACAGACCCGCCTCAAGGTAACCCAGGTGGAACAGGTTGTACTTCTAGTCCAAACTCTGCTAACTTTGCAGGTGGTGGTGGAGGTGGTGCAACTGGTAGTGGAACTAATGGACCAACAGGTGGAAAAGGAGGAACAGGTGGAGCTGGAGCACCAAACGATATTTTAGGACCATCTACAACATATGCTGGCGGTGGAGGTGGTGGTAAGAGAGCGTGTGGAGCCGGTGGTGACGGAGGAGCTGGTGGTGGTGGAAAAGGTGCAGGTGCACCTGGAACTTCAGTCGCTGGTACAAACAACACTGGTGGTGGAGGTGGTGGAGCTGGTATAGGAAATACACCAGCCCCTGGTGGACAATCAATAGGTGCAGCTGGTGGTCCAGGTATAGTTATTGTTAGAGGACCAAGCGCAGTTACATTTAGTGCTAACCCAAGTCCGTCCGCAACAATTTCAACTCACCCTGGTGGAGATAAATTAGCTAAGTTTACAGCTTCAGGTACATTGACAGTTTCATAATAAATGTTATATTAAGTTCATAAAGACATATGAATTTAACAAACTATTATTGGTATTTCCAATCAGCCATACCTTCTCGTATATGTGATGACATTGTAAAGTATGGTCAACAACTTCAAGATCAAATGGCAATTACTGGTGGTTATGGTGATGGTAAAAAATTAAATCAAAAACAAATAAAAGATTTAAAAAGAAAAAGAGATTCTAATATTGTTTGGATGAATGATAGGTGGATATATAAAGAAATACAACCATATATTCATGGTGCAAATACAAATGCAGGTTGGAATTTTGAATGGAGTTTTTCTGAATCTTGTCAATTTACAAAATATAAAAAAGGTCAATATTACGATTGGCATTGTGATAGTTGGGATAAACCATATCAAAGAGAAGCTAATGATCCATCACATGGTAAAATTAGAAAACTATCTGTTACAGTTACTTTATCTGATCCAAAAGATTATAAAGGTGGGGAACTAGAATTTGATCTTAGAAATTTGGATCCTGATAAAAAAAGAAATGTTATAAAATGTAAAGAGATATTGCCTAAAGGATCTTTAGTTGTGTTTCCCTCATTTGTATGGCATAGAGTATGCCCAGTTAAAAGTGGAGAAAGAAACAGTTT